ACCTGGTGGTTACGGCTAGTTACTGTATAACAAAAACTAAAAAAATATAATATCCTCCACAAACTCGTTGGGGGATATTTTTATCTCTTTTACAATACTTTTCCAAAACACCTGCTTGCCTTGTTCGTCTAACTGCATATACATGTCTTTCCAACCTTCAGGAAATCTGCTTTGTATTTTTTTCTTAGTTTCTAGTTCTTCCGTTGCGGCGGTCTGGGATAGTTCTTTTAATTCCTTTGATATAGCCTCATATCTTTCGTCATAGTATTCTTCTGTTATCCTGCCTTTTTCAAACATTTTATTAATTCTTCCCAACTCGCTGGATAATTTTTTCTTTCTCTTTTCCGCATCGTTTCCACCTGCCTTCACACGACATTCTGCTCTTAATACATCTAACTGTATTTTTTCTTCGATGTGATTGAGCATATATGTTTCTAATTTTTTTTCTGATCGCGTGTAGGTCTTGTGCTTTTGTGCGACAGAGTGGGGGCAATGATATACTTTGTACTTTTTTTCTTTTTTACCTATTGCACACCCGGAAAGCCTGCAACCGCAAAGCGGGCATTTCATCAGGCCGGAGAAAATATAAATACGCCTCTTGCAATCCGTCCAAGTTTTTTGACTGGATACCTCGCTAATTTTTTGTGCTTGCTCCTCTGTGATGTACGGCTCACAGTAGTTTTTTACTCCATACATTTCACCGCGATAAGCTGGGCTAGACATAATCTTAACCAACCTCGTTCTGGTTCTTACAAAACCAGGGTATTTACTTAAAATATAGTCTGCGGTTCCTGCTTTCGAGAAAGTCTGGAAATAATGCTCAAACATATCCTCAATTATTCCTCGCGTCTTTTCATCTTTTACAATCTTTTTCCCTTCTATGCGATAACCTACCGGCACTTTTCCGCCAATATATTCCTTGTTGTTCCGTTTAAATTCCATAACAGACCGTATTTTTTCGCTGTCTCTGTCTGCCTCTGCCTGCGCTACGGACAGCATAATATTTACTTTAAATATTCCCTGACTTGTTTCTGTCTCATAATCCTCCCAGATAGCTCTCCAAGGCACTTTACACGCGTCAAGGACATTTTGTACCTCATAATACCCTGCAACGGCTCTAAACCACCTGTCAAGGCGCGTGAAGAGTATTATGTCAATCTTACATTGCCTGCAATCGTCAAGCAACTGTAAGAGGGCGGGGCGTTTTGTATATTTTTTACGTGCAGATATGCCGGCATCGTTATAAATACCGGCAACCGTATATCCTTGCTCCTCACAATATTTTTCAAGCGCATCTATCTGCGAATCAACGGACAATCCACTGTTCTTCTGCTCTTGCGTGCTTACTCGCACATATAAAGCGGCTCTTTTCATTTATTCCTCTTCCTGCCTTCGTACCTCCGGGGCGGGTGCTGCTAATTATAGCTGCTAAGTCTATCTATTAGTTTTTTTCTAAGACTTTCGTATTTCTCGGTTATTTCTTTGCACATCCTCTTTTGGTTTAATTGGATTAAATACGATAATGACTATTTTACCAAGATAAAAATATACGAAAGTATATTATTTTTTATATTCCACAATATCGCACACTTGACAATCTAACTTCTCGCACAGATACATAATTGTATCTATGTTCACGTTTCTGTCGTGCCGCAACTTATTGACCAGTGCCGGGGAAAGATTAAAACTTTCCTTATCTAATAGGTTAGAACGCTTTAACCCTCTGCGTTCTAGAGTGTCCCATAAATTACTATATGAGATACTACCCTTATATATGTTACTTCTTTTTCTTGATCGTGTTTCCATTTTGAAACCTCCTTTAATCGTTATAAATATATAGTACATTATTTTGAAATAAATATCAAGAAAAAATAATATATTTTCGTGTATTTTTCTCTTGACATAATAGTCATTATCGTATATAATCTAACTAAATCGCATAGATAGCCACACGCCCGGCGGCGGAATCCGCCGGAGAAAGAAGGAAAATATGACAGCAGAAGAAAGAAACAAGTACATAGAGTTTATGTACGATTATAAAAATGAATATAACTGTGAAAATTGCCCGGAAAACAGAGGCGATTTTCCACATGACAGATTACCGTGCGGACAACAAAATTGCTGGGTAACCTGCCACTGTAAGGAGATGTAAATATTATTACCGCCCCGGAGGTTACGAGGGCAGAGGAGAGTAATATGCAAGAATTAAAATTTAATAAAAGAAGAAAATTGGACAGATTCTTAGCCACCTTGCCTGAGGACATGGTTTTTAAGTCAAATAATGAGTTCAGGATAAAAATGCCAAACGGATATATTAGTATTGGATATTATTACCATGATTATCATGCATTTGGGGGACATCGTAATTCTGAATATAATACTATACAAGAAAATATAGACGCGGTAAAAGAACTCATTGACAAATACGGTAAAGGGGAGTAGGATATAGATAAGGTTTTTAATAGCTCCATTTTGGGATGTAAATGTTAGCTTAGTTTTGTGCCTTAAAAACATTAATAGTTCCATTCTGGAAGGCAAAGCACTTGTTTCGACAGGTGCTTTTTTATTATTTTGAGGAAAAAAGAAAAGAGGGAAGAATCAATTCTTCCCTCTTGTTAGTTGTCCTATTAGTGGACTAATTATTTTAAATTAATAGTTATCTTCTTGTCTGTCCAGAACGAAGCACTATATTCTAAAATCACTTTCTTTGCGTCTTTCGGTACTTCATAATATGCTGTAAAGCTCACATTCTTTCCCGGAGACAAATTAGTGTTGACAAAATCACTGTTTCCTATGTATTGCTGTTCGCAAGCTGAATTATCTGCATAGCATTCGCAATCAGATACAGATACATATTTGTCACCTTTTTCTGCAATATTTTCACAGGTAAAGTCTACAGCTACATATTCACATCCATCTTTTGGAGTAAAGTACTCTCCGGCATCATATCCAAATTCAGCCTTTTTAGCAGTTACTTTTAAACCGTCATTCTCAAAAGATTCACCAACTTTTACGCTGTCTTTCTCTTTTGTTTCTTCCTTTTTAGCAGTTTCTTTCTTGGCCGCTGTTGTTGCGGTGGTACTCTTTGGAGAATCAGTGGAAGAACTGTCATCGTCACCACCACCCATTGCCATTCCTAAAACAGCCAGAACGATGATAATGATAATTACCCATTTCAACTTGCCGCCCTGTTTCTTCCGGCAATGAGGACACACTTTAGCTTTTGCGTCAATTTCTTCTTTGCAATGCTTGCAAACTTTAGTTTTTTCCTTGCTCATATTTTTTGCCCCTTTTTTATTATTACTATATTAATAATTTAGGTAAAATTATACAGGATATTAAGGAAAAAAGCAAGTAATTATATTATTTTAATATAAATTTTTCGTAAAAATCGCAAAAAACTTCTTTTTCTTCCTTGCTAAAACTATAATAATCCATTATAATTTTTTGAAAACGCTTGTCATTCGAAAAGATTTCTGAACATGCTTGCATAAAATTCTTATCCCGCGATTCTTTTTCCTCGATTAAATCAAATTTAGAGATTCCGAAATAATCTGCAATAACTTGAATCTTTTTCATTTTTGGCATTATTTTTCCTACACACCAAGTATTAAAAGTTGTTGGCTTAAATCCTAGTTCTTCCGCGATTTCTTTTTGCTGTTTGCCGCTTTTGTGAATGTAGTATTTTAAATTTTTAGAAAAAATTCTGCACTGTTTTTCTTCCTCGTAATCTTCTTTTTCCGGGTTTATCAAATCATAAACTTCCATGCCTAAAACCTTGGCAAACAAAACTATTTTCGATAGTGATAAATCAACCTCTCCCTTTTCTATTTTCGCAATAGAGGAGCGGCTTGTATAACCTGTTCTTCTAGCTAATTCCTCTTGAGACATATTTATTTTTATACGCTGTTCCCTGATAGCAGAATACAAGCTAGGAATAGGACTCATTGCGGCTTTTTCTTCGTCCCACTTTACGATAAATTCCGGTGAAATGTCTAATGCAGAAGAAATTTTTTGTACTGCTTCAACGTCAATTCGTTTAATTTGCCCAGTCTCGTATTTTTGCATTGTCGATTCTGTAATCCCCACCTTACAGCCGAGTTCTTTCAAAGTCATATTTCTTTGTTTTCGGTAAAATTTTATATTTTCTCCAATTTCAAATGTAAAGTTACTCATTTTCTGATTCCTCCTCTAATAGCCTATCTATGTACCCGCAAACTTGATACTTGTGATCACTATTTAATGATAAAAATTTAGAAATATATTCCGAATCTTTCGAAAAATCAAGGCTTTTGTCAAGAATATTATATCCCATAAGCCACAGGGGGTTAACTCCTAGAATTTTAGCAAGTCTTTTTGCAGTTAATTCAGATGGTTTGTGAGAACCGTTTATATATTGGCTTATTGAGGATTTACTTACCCCGGAAGCGTTCGCTAACTCTTGAGGTTTCATATTTACTCTATATAAGGATTCGGATAATCTTTGGGAAGTAATTTTGTATTTCAAATATTTTCCTCCTCATATTCAAGGTGTGTATAGCATATAATATAATAAAAATTAAGTTTTTAGGAGGGGCTGCATATGGATTACGGAAAAGAGATTATCAAAATGATAAAACAAGTAAAAAATAAAGGGGAGTTGCAATATATTTATACAATTCTAAATACATATCTTAACAGAAAAAGCAAGGCGGACTAAGCCTTGCTTTTCTTGCTCAGAGAAAAAATTATTTGCTTAATGGCATCCTTGTCCTCTTTTTCGAGATTTTGATACTCCATTATCATTTCTAAAACATCAGGCTCATTCATAATGTTTCCGATTACAACTCCGTACTCATCGGAACTTTTAGAACCCACAAGATAAGAGGGGGTTATTTCTAAAATCCCACAAAGCAATTCTACTGTATCCATATCTGGTCTACATTTATCCTTTTCCCAATCACTTATTGAATTGTGCTTTGCTCCAATCATTTCGGCGAGTTTTCTCTGAGTTAATGCTTTGTTTTTTCTTGCTTCTTTTAACTTTTCTCCAAATGTCATATTCTCTCCTTTCACTATAATAATACAACAATAATTTCGATGAGTCAACAAAAAATTTCGAAAATTCCGAAAAAAGTTATTGACATTCGAATAAATCGAAGTTATAATATAATTGTTCGAAAGAACCGAAATTAAAAGAAAGGAGAAAACCGAATGTGTGTTGGACAGAAAATTAAAACGTATCTCAAAGATAACGGAATAACGCAGACTTTTGTGGCTAACAAGGCAGGGATTCCGGTGCAAAAATTGAATTTATCTTTAAACGGAAATCGTAAATTAGATTTCGACGAATACGAATTAATTTGCGGAGTACTTTCTGTTGGAACAGATAAATTTCTTACCCCTAGACTTCCGGGAGGAAAATAGAAAGAAGGCGACTAGATGAAAAATATTCAAATCTTCGAAAACAATGAGTTTGGATCAATTCGGACCCAGATAATTAATGACGAACCGTACTTCTGCTTAGCGGATGTTTGCCACGCATTGGACCTTGAGCAACCTAGCAGAGTCAAATCAAGATTAAAACCCGATGGGGTTACTACTGGTATGGTCATCGACAGTGTAGGAAGAAGACAAAATGCAAACTTTGTGAACGAACTTAATCTTTACAAAGTAATCTTCCAGAGCCGCAAAGAAAGTGCAGAACGCTTTACTGACTGGGTAGCCGGAGAAGTTCTCCCGTCCATCAGAAAGACAGGTGGTTATCAGAAACCTGCAACAATAGCGGAGCAGATAGGCTTACTCGCCACAGGCTATGGAGACCACGAAGACCGTATAAAGAACCTTGAGAGTAACATGGTAATTGACTACGGACAACAACAGGCATTGCGACAGCACGTCAATAAAGCTGTTTTAAATGCATTAGGCGGCAAAGATACAGAAGCATATGCATACATCAGTAAAGTTGTATTTGCAGAGTGCAACAGGGATTTACAAGACAGATTTAAAGTTAACAGCCGGAACAACATCCCTCGCAAACGCTATGAGGAAGCTATTGACTATGTAGACAACTGGGAGCCGAAAACAAATACAAAGCTGAGGATTGACGAATATAACCGTCAACAGAGATTTGAGGTGTAAAGATGAACGCGTTAGGAGAAAAATTAAGAAGATTAAGAAAGGCGCAAGGGCTTACACAAGGAGAATTAGCCGAGAAAGTCGGCGTTGGTATTAATACAATAGTTAGATATGAAACTGGTAAAAATTCTCCAAAAGTGGAAATCTTGGAACTTATCACTAAGGAGCTGGGTGCGAAAATAGTTGTGGTACCCGAAAAGGAGTTAGGGGGTGAATAAAAAATGAATGAACCTCCGAGACCAGAGTATGTTGCTAGACTACTCTACACCCTTTTAGGACGACAACAAGGTGTAGAGTATGACAAAGTGTTTTACACTGATAAAGACGGCGTAGAACACGAGGTAAAAAAGGAAGAGCCCTACCATTAAGCTCTTGCCAAATAAAACATAACTAGATTTTACAAAAGACTTGGCAATTTGTCAAGATAGGAGGTAGACATGGCATATATCGTTATTCAAGATTGGATGATATCAGATTTACAGTTAAAGGGGAATGAACTCCTCACATATGCCCTTATTTACGGCTTTTCGCAGGATGGCGAATCAGAATTTAAGGGGTCATTGAAATATATTTCCGAATTTCTTGGTATATCAAAAAGTACTGCACAAAGAAGTATTGAAAAACTTGTAGACCGAGGAATAGTCGAAAAGAGGGTAGAGGAGATTAGCGGAGTGAAATTTAACCGCTATATGGCTCACGAAAAAGCTGACACCCCTATAGTCAAAACGAGTACGGGGTATAGTCAAAATGACCATGGGGGTATAGTCAAAATGACCATGGGGTGTAGTCAAAATGACCATGGGGGTATAGTCAAAATGACCACTAATAATACTAATATATATAATACTAATAATAATACTAGTAATAATACTAAAGATAAAGGCGCGCCCGCGAGATACTTTGACGACGAGGAACTAAACAATAAGTTTCTGGAATTTCTTTCCATGCGGAAGAAGATTAGAAAACCAGTTCGGACGGATAGGGCTTTAAAAGCATTACTCAAAAAGTTGCATGAATTATCTGGCGGTGATGTTGGACTGATGAAACAGATTATAGACCAGTCGTTGGATAAAGAGTGGCTAGGGCTTTTTGAGCTGAAGACAGGTAACGACAGCACGAAGAACATTAACGACCGGCTGTACGGAGATATACAGCACTGGGCAGCACAGAAAGAACAGGAGGGAGGCGGAATGTATGACGATTTCGGAGTTTTCTAAAATCGTAGCCGCACTAAAAACCGTTTACACGGCTCCGGGATTTGTTCCCAACGAACAGGCGTTAGATATGTGGTACCGTCTGGTAGGCAAAAACAACGACTACCAGACAATAAGCGTAGCGGCACAGATGTACATGACAACTGGCAAGTTTCCACCAACGCCAGCAGATATTTTGGAGTGTGCCAGTAAGCTCAAGACAGAAAGCAGCTACCTGAGCGAGCAGGTAGCATGGGCGACAGTGGCAAAGGCGTGCAGTAATGGGATTTACGGCTACAGAGAGGAGTTTGACAAACTGCCCCCTACGTTGCAAAAGGCAGTAGGAACGCCGCAGACACTCCATGACTGGGCGGTAGTAGATTCAGCGGACTTTCAGACGGTCATACAGTCAAACTTTCTCAGAAGCTACAGAGCAGCGTTAGAAGCACAAAAGGAGATAGACAAGTACCCACCGAAACTCCAAGAAATGATAAAAGCGGCGGGAGCGATAGAGCAGAAAGAAACAGTACCAGAACTACCCACACTGGGAGAAATAGTTGAGCGATTAGAGCAGGATAATAAAAATTATACCCCGGAACAGTGCGAGGGAGCGTTAGGGGATTGGATAGCAGGAAAGAAAGAGAGGTTAGGTTATGGATGCAATGATTAATGCGACATGGTTCCAGGCGAAGGAATATGACGATAAAGTGATGGGGAAAGGAGTAATCCCGGCAGAAGTCACGATTGCTGTCAAAGACAAAGAGGTGGCACAGGGACTGCTTGAGTTATTTAGACTGGGCGTTGAAAGAAGCAACGATATGAAAAAGATAGAGGCATACGCCAGAGGTTACAATGAACTGAGCAAGGCCATTAAAGAGGCGTGGGGGACAGGAAATGGAACGAGAATTTGACCCGGCTAAAGAATATTTAAAGACGCAGCACCTTGAGGCAGAATATGAGTGCAGAACAGCACATAAAGCAATCAAACGAGGTGCGGCAAGTTACAACGAATATGAGCAGGGATACGAGGAGGAAGAAGAGCAATGACACTATACGAGATTGACAGTGCAATCATGGACTGCGTAGACGAAGAAACAGGAGAAATTATTGACCTCGAAAAACTTGAGGCTCTCAACATTGAGAGAGACAAAAAAGTGGAGGGAATCGCACTGGCGGTGAAGAATTATGCTGCAGAAGCAAAGGCAATCAAAGAGGAGGAAGAAAAGCTTGCGAAACGCCGTAGAAGTTGCGAGAATGCCGCACAGAGGTGCAAGGACTATCTGTCCCATGCTCTTGACGGCGAAAAACTTAAAACGGCAAGAGTAAGTGTATTCTACAAGAGCAGCGAGTCCGTAACCATTGACGACTTAGGCAGCCTGGCAGGGGAATACATCAGGATTCCAGAGCCACAGGCGGACAAGACAGCGATTAAAAAGGCGATTAAAGCCGGGAAAGAGGTCACAGGGGCGCATCTTGAGACCTCAAAGAGCGTGATCGTGAGGTAAGAAAGATGGGAGATGTTTACAAAAAGTTGCAAAGAATTCAGGCAGAATTAAAGGTGCCAAAGAGTAAATACAGTGAGTATGGCGGCTATAGTTACAGGAGCTTAGAGGACATCTATGAGGCAGTAAAGCCTTTATTGGACAGGGAAGGCTTAATATTAGCCGTAAACGACGAAGTTATTATGCTGGGCAACCGATTTTACATAAAGGCGACAGCGATTTTAAAAGACATAGAAAGCGAGGGCAGTTTTCGCACTACAGCATACGCCAGGGAGGAGGAAAGCAAAAAAAAGATGGATGCAGCACAAGTTACCGGCTCAGCATCGAGCTACGCGAGAAAATACGCGTTAAATAGCTTGTTTCTTCTGGACGACTCGAAAGACGCGGATACAGACGAATACAAACGCAACGAGGTTGTCACGGAGAAAGAGGCGAAACGACTCTATGATTTGATGCAAAAAAAAGGAATGACGGAAGCCCAGATTAAAGAATGGGCAAGTCAAAGAGGTTTAAAATCATTGTACCAGACGACGCAACAACAATATGCCGAAGCCATGAAGGAATTAGGACTAAAATAGCATGGATTTAACTGGAAAAATAAAAAACTTAGCGGTGGATTATTTTAGCAAAAAGATAACAGTTACCCTGGAAATCAACGAGGCGGAGCGGTTTATAAAGGGCGTGGATGAACTGAAAAAGCTGGAAAAGCTGTCCGTAATAATTAAACCGTTCCGCAAGAAAAGGAGCTTGTCGGCAAACGCTTATTTCCACGTCCTAGTCACCAAAATAGCGGAAAAAGTCGGAACGAGCAAGGCAGAAGCCAAGAATTTGATGATAGGCAGATACGGACAGCCGGAGCTGATAAAAGGGGACATAGCAGTTTTAAAAACCAATGTTCCAACCAACATCATGTACAAAAAAGAGGACATTCACACGGTTGCGATAGGACGGCGGATAGAAAAAGGCAAAGAGGTAGTGTTTTACAGGCTCATGCGAGGTTCACACACCTACGACAGCCGGGAAATGAGTGAGCTAATCAAGGGCACGATACAGGAAGCGGAAGACTTAGGAATTGAAACGCTAACCCCAAGAGAGCTGGAACAAATACTAGGAAAATGGAAGCCAAGAAAGGAAGAAGAGAAATGAAAAAATTTGAATTAACAACAGAATTTATCACAAATGCATTTGGAAAAAAGTTATTTAGAATTAAAGCACTGGTTGAATTTGGAGACGTGAAAGCTGGAGAACTTGGAGGATATGTAGAGAAAGAGGGAAATGTATCGCAAGCCGGCAACGCATGGGTTTACGGCAACGCAAGGGTTTCCGGCGACGCAAGGGTTTCCGGCAACGCATGGGTTTACGGCAACGCATGGGTTTCCGGCAACGCAAGGGTTTACGGCGACGCAAGGGTTTACGGCGACGCAAGGGTTTACGGCGACGCAGAGGTTTACGGCGACGCATGGGTTTCCGGCGACGCAAGGGTTTACGGCGACGCATGGGTTTCCGACAACGCATGGGTTTACGGCAACGCAAGGGTTTACGGCAACGCATGGGTTTACGGCGACGCAAGGGTTTCCGGCAACGCATGGGTTTCCGGCAACGCAAGGGTTTACGGCGACGCAAGGGTTTACGGCGACGCAAGGGTTTACGGCGACGCAAGGGTTTCCGGCGACGCAAGGGTTTACGGCGACGCAAGGGTTTACGGCGACGCAAGGGTTTCCGACAACGCATGGGTTTACGGCAACGCAAGGGTTTACGGCGACGCAAGGGTTTACGGCGACGCAAGGGTTTACGGCAACGCAGAGGTTTCCGGCAACGCAGAGGTTTACGGCGACGCAAGAGTTTGCGGCAACGCATGGGTTTACGGCAACGCAGATTATGCATTAGTACAGGGCTTCGGAACAGAATTCCGCTGCACAACTTTTTATAGGGGCAAAAATAAAAAAATAATGGTTAATTGTGGGTGCTTTCATGGAGATTTAGAAGAATTTAGAAAACAGGTAAAAGAAACACGAAGCGGGAAAATAGCAAAAGAATACCTAATGATCGCCGATTTGATGGAATATCATTTCACAAGCGAGGATTCTAGCAATGAATAGCGTACTACAATCAAAAAAAGAGTGTTTTTTCTGCAAAACGACTAGAAATCTGCATAGGCATCACGTTTTATATGGCAGTAGCAACAGAAAACAAGCCGAAAAGTATGGCTTTACAGTTTATTTGTGTTTAAATCATCATACCAACGGCGGCGAGGCAGTACATCGTAATCCCAACGGACCACTAGACAGGTACCTCAAGGAGCTGGCGCAGAAGTACTGGGAGGAGAACAACGGAACGAGGGAAGAATTTATCAAAACATTTGGGAGGAATTACCTGTGAATAAATTTAGAAATAAAAAGATTTTTACGAAAGATGGGAAGTTTGATAGTAAAAGAGAAATGCATCGCTATTTAGAGCTGGCGGCGATGCAACAAGCGGGGAAAATTACAGGATTAGAGCGACAGGCTAGATACATCCTTATAGGCAGCCAGAAACGAGAGGATGGCACTACAGAACGCCCCGTATCATATACAGCAGATTTCCGCTACACAGACAAAGAGGGAAAGATTGTTGTTGAGGACGTAAAATCCCCGCGCACAAGAAAAAATCCGGAATACATCATCAAGAGAAAACTGATGCTTGAACGGTATGGCATCACAATCAGGGAGGTGGCATAATGGGAAAAATAGAAGACTCAAAAGCAAGAAAAGCGGCAAAAACGATCAGAAAGTACTGCAATAAACACAAGTATTGCGAGGGATGTATTTTTGATATGGGAAATGTAGGTGAAAACTGCCTACTGCTCAACAAAGGGCCGCTTGAATGGATAAAACAGCTGGACACCCTCCGGGGTTAAGGATAGATACACATTACAGCAACACGTTAACGGTTCCATGAGGAGCTATATGCCATTGATTCCTCCGGATTTATTCCGGAGGGGAAAGGAAAGAAAATGCCATACGGGCTGAAAGACGAAGATTTTGACAAAATACAAAACAAAATAGCGAAAAAACTATATGAAATACCAAGCCTTGACCGAGCCGCATTTCTGGTGGGATGCACAGAACAAGAGTTAAGGGAAGCAATGACCGAACTACGCAAAACACCCAAATCGAGGGGGAAAATTGAAGCCGTAGAAAGGGAGTTGAGAAACAGAGGAAACAAAAACAAAAAAACAAAGCTTTTCCCAAGCGACCTGACAGAAAAGAGATTTGTGAGGGAGTGGACGAAAGCGTGCGGAAGAATAAGGGGGAATGAATAATGACATTAGAAGAGGCGATTGGGATTTTAGAAAAGGATATACACACAGACCCACCAAAAAGTGCAATTACGGCAAGAAAACATGATAAAGCCATATTGATGGCACTCAAAGCATTGGAAAAGCAGATTTCCAAGAAACCTATTGAAAGATTCACAGGCAATGAATATGTATGCGAGTGCCCGATTTGTCATGGCAGAACGTATACACCAAATGAAGTGGAGATTCAAAGTATTCAATATTGTTCTTGGTGCGGCCAGAAATTAGATTGGAGGCATAAATGAGCGATAATACAATCGAACCGGATACATATATGGGTTTAGCACAACAATACATAAAAAATGAAATAAGTGATGAGGAGTTTACGAAGCGGTGTAACCGACTGAAAAGGATACCAATGAAGACCTACGTGAGCATATCAGAAAAATTTATGCAGGGTGAAATAAGTGAGGAAGAATTTGTGGAACAGTATAACCGATTGGTTGAGCAGGAAGCTGAAAAACACTGGGAACCGGTCGAACCACATGAGCATATATGAAAGGAGTAAAAAGATGGAGCAGATTAGCCTTGAAGATATCAATCTTGATATAATCCCAATCGAAGTATTGATAGATGTTGACAAAAGAATAACTGACTGGAAGGCAGCTGGAGGTAAAGACTCTGATGCATACATCTAGAATGAGTTAAGATATTTAAAACAAGTCGAGCTGATAAAACGAGTCGAGTTGATGACAAACAACGCCGCGGATACGATCACATATTTTTAAACGGGAGGAAATAACAAATTTATTTGTAAAGCGAAGAAGGTGGTAAAAATGAAATATAAAGTATATGGGAACTATGTGTTCTCAAAATTTCTTTGTGAGGTTGAAGCGTCCTCACAAAAAGAAGCTATAGAAAAAGCATTAGATAATGCGCCGCAAAATGCTTGGCTGTGCGCTCAGTGCGCGAGTGAATTTGAAGATGCAGGAGAACTCATTGAGGCCTCTCTTATTGCGGAAGAAATTATTAAGGGGGAACAGGGTAAGAAATGAGCATAACAGAAGCAATAGTAATCATAGTAGCGATAATTTATACAGGATTTGTATTTTACACACTTAATAAGTGAGGTGGTAGGATGGATACACGAAATCACGAACATTGCAAAGACAAAACGGCGCATGAGCATATTTAGGAGGGAAAATGGAGAAAACAAAAACAGCTACAATAATTCCTTTTGAAGAAGTGGCGTACAAGGAACACGTAGTAGAAGCAGAAATTGTAGTTCACGGAAGTCGAGAAAAACCATTTTACGAAATTAAATACAGAAAAGCTGGCGAAGCTAATTACAGCATTGGATATTCGTCTTACAATTTAAATATAGTATTTGGATTTTTAGATAAATATTTTGTATTTGATAATAAAGAGAAAAATAATTAAGACTGGACGGCACATGAGTATATTTAAAAGGAGGAAGAAAGATGTTAACTGCTGTATATGATACAAGGCGTTCTACCGACGTAATGGAAATTCAGAAGGACGCTCAATATTTGAAAGAAGAAATGACTGGTTGTATATACAGGCACTTCAAAGGAGAATTATATATCGTAACGGACGTTGTAGTAAATTCCGAGTCTCTTGAGATAGAAGTAATATACAAAGACTTTACACCTTCCCAACTTACATGGAGTAGAGATTTAAAACAATTTTTTTCGGGAGTCAATACAACAAAGTACCCTGACGCGCTACAAAGAGTGAGGTTTAAAAAAGTTGGAAGAAACGGGGAGATAGAACGATGAGCAATCCTAAGCATGATTGGTACGGACACGCAGTAAAGCAGGTAAAAAAATACCCAGACAAACTGATTGCAGAAAATACAGCCCAGTCAGCCCTATGGATGTACGCTATTAACAAGGCGATAAAACAGACAGAGGGTATGGACAACGGTGAGGACAGAATGAAAGCTGTACAGCTGGTGTATTTTGAGGATAGATACACGATAGCAGGGGCGGCGGATAAGCTTGGATATGCAGAAATGACTATACGCAGATGGCTTAGTGCTTTCGCCAATTTGGCTGGGAAATATGCGGGATATTAGAGAGGGGGAATTATTTCCCCCTCTTTTTTTATGTTTGTCTAACGTGGCTTAAAAGATGTCGTACAATACACTTGTACGGACGAGTACTGGTAACTTTTTGTGAGACATAACCTCCTCTATCTTTTTGTGGTAAAAGTGTAAACTCTCATCCGCGTAAAAGAGAGTACGCAAGACACCTATCCCACGGTGCCTTGCGTTCCATACAGGTTGCGGGTCTACAAGTGTTTAGGGACCAGCCGCTTATTAGTCTTACCCCGGCGGCTGTTAAGGTGCAATTCCTTATACTTGTATCTAGTTGCGCTATGCAACTGGTGTAAACGATTTTTTTCATATTTTCTTTCCTTTCATATAACCCCGTAAACAATCCATTACGGGGTTATGGTTGTATTTAGGAGGTGACCCCAAAATGGGATAAGTAAATACCAGGAGTGGCTGACCCAAGAAGGGTTGCTTAAGCTAGAGGGATGGGCACGAGATGGATGCACAGACAAAGAGATTGCGGCGAACATCGGCATTAACCCAGATACCTTGTATACATGGAAGAAAAAATTTCCAATTTTAGCCGATACCTTAAAAAAGGGAAAAGATGTTGTGGACAGGCAAGTGGAAAAAAGCCTGTTACAACGAGCGTTAGGGTACAGCTACGAGGAGACGAGCGAAAAGTACGAAGGCGGAGTAATGACGGAGCGAAAAGTAACAAAGAAGCACGTTGCGCCGGACACAACAGCACAGATATTTTGGTTGAAGAACAGGAAACCAGAACAATGGCGTGATAAGCCGCAGTCAGAGAGTGCAAGTGACAAAGCACTGGCGAAAGCTATTGAAATCCTTGGGGGTGTCGATAGTGCCATTGACTAGCAAGCAGGCAGAATACCTGCAAGGCTGTAATCATCGTTGGAACGTAAAGACCGGAGCAACAGGCTCCGGGAAATCTTTTGTTGACTACACAGTTGTAATTCCTCAACGTCTGACACACCTAAAAGGATTAGGGCTGGCTGTGATGCTGGGAAACACCAGAGGCACGCTACAGCGAAACATACTTGACCCTATGCGAGAGATATGGGGCGAGGAGCTAGTTGGCGAGATACGGAGCGACAACACAGTACAGCTATTTGGCAAAAAGGTATATGCACTAGGTGCTGACAACAAGAAGCACGTTGCAAGGATACAGGGGGCAACAATCGAGTACGCCTATGGCGATGAGGTGACGACGTGGAACCAAGAAGTTTTCGAGATGTTAAAATCTCGTCTCAGAACGTCGCACAGTCATTTTGATGGGACGTGCAACCCGGCGGGACCGAAACACTGGTTCAAAGGCTTTCTGGATTCCGATGCAGATATATTCCAGCAGGCGTACAACATACACGATGGCTGCCTGCCTCCGGCGGTAGTGGATGAGTTAATAAAAGAGTACTCCGGGACACACAGGTACCAACGCTACATACTAGGCAACTGGGCGGTGGCAGAAGGTCTTGTGTACGATATGTTTTCGGAGACAAGACACGTTTGCAAAGCAGAGACTAGCGGAGAGATAATTGTTAGCTCCGACTTTGGTATGCAGAACGCTACCGTATTCCTCGTCTGGCAGAAAAGAGTAGATACCGGTAACTGGCATTGCATAAAAGAGTACTACTATTCAGGCAGAGAGAACAACCGCATGAAGTCAGTCAGTGAGCTAGTAAAAGGGCTAGAGGATACGCTAAACGGGCAGAAAGATGATTTAGTGATTGTTGACCCATCCGCCGCCGCTCTCATCGTGGAACTACGTAGTAGAGGGCACAAGGTCAAAAAGGCGGATAACACTGTTAACGATGGGATAGCAGACGTTGAGACGATGCTAACACAAGACAAATTATCGTTTGACCCGTCTTGCACACACACGATCGAGGAGTTTGGTATCTATGCGTGGGACCCAACAGCGGCTGACAAAGGCAGGGATGCAGTTATAAAACAGTCAGACCACGCGATGGACGCTATCAGGTATCTTGTAAAAACATTAAAACTCGTCAAGCACAGCCGAACAAGACAATACAAATCAATTCTAGGGTGATAACAATGTATCTATCATATCAAGATTTTGTTGCCGCAAAAGATAAAGGGCAATTTATAAATCAGTTTATAAAATTCCACGAGAGTACAGGAGCATACAAAGAGGCGTTAAAAGCGGACAAGTATGACGCACAGGAAAATGAAACTATTTTACAGTTTCAGCGCGTCTATTACACTTTGTTGGGTCAGAAAAAGATAGATAATTTTTCGTCTAACGCACAGATATGCTCTAATTTCTTTCACAAATTAAATACACAGCGCTGTTCGTACAGCCTGGGAAACGGTGTCTTTTTTAATGACATGGGTGTCAAAGATAAACTAGGCAAACAATTCGACAGACGGATTAAAGAGGCGGCTTACAACGCATTAATTCACGGTCAATCTTTCCTTTTTTGGAATGTAGACCACGTGCACGAATTTCCCCTTACGCAGTTCGCCCCGATGTGGGACGAGGACACGGGAGCGTTGATGGCAGGCATACGATTCTGGCAGTTGGACGAGCAGAAACCGTTTAAGGTTGTACTGTACGAAGTAGACGGCTATACAACCTACAGCGCAGAAAGCAAATTTGGAGAATTAAAAGAGATCGCTCCCAAACGGGCGTACAGACAGAGAATCGAGACTACAAACAATCTGGAGCCCGAAATTATCGGAGAAGAAAACTATAGCAGTCTCCCCATTGTACCAATGTTTGGCAACAAGCGACACATAAGCACCCTGAGGGGGATGCAGTCAAAGATTGATGCCTACGACGCGGTGCAAAGTGGTTTTGCCAATGATCTGGACGACTGTGCGCAGATGTATTGGCTCATTTCCAATGCTGACGGTATGACAGATGATGAGCTGGCGGAGTTTAGAGACCGGCTCAAATTTCAGCACATCGCAAAGGCTGAGGAGGGGCAAGTACAGGCATACACACAAGAGCCACCATATACGGCCAGGAAAGAGTTTCTCACACAAATGCGGTCGGAGATTTATGAGGACTTCGGGGCATTGGATGTACACGCCATAGCCGCCGGAGCAACAAACGACCATATCGACGCGGCATATCAACCATTAGACGATAATGCGGATGATTTTGAGTACTTTGTAGGCGATGCGATTGAGAAGATTCTGGAGCTTGCAGGGATTGATGACGAACCGCAATTTAAACGGAACAGAATCAGTAACGAGAAGGAGCGTACAGATATGATTCTTGAGGCGGCTAATTATCTGGATGAAGAAACCATCCTGAAAAAATTACCGTTTATCGCACCAGAGGAAGTGCCGGACATCCTTGCAAAGTTGGACGAAGAATCATATAACCGCTACACGGAGCCGATTGAACCCGATACGCCGGAAGATAACCCGGAAGGGGATGAATAACTATGTATCCATCCGACAAGTGGACAGAGCAGGAACTGCAAAAGTTAGAAAAGCGGTTAGCAGATGTATATAAACAAGCCGGAAAAGAACTTGACGGCAAAGCAAGAAACTATTTTAAACAATTCTCCAACCGATACGCCAAAGAATATGCGGCATACCAGGCAGGAAAGTACAGCAAGAAAGAATTTGAAGCATGGCTGATGAATCAGTATGGCAGAGGACAGAGGTGGGAAGCACTCCGCGAGGACATGGCACGGCGACTGACAGAGTCAAACCAGATTGCCGCGGCATACATCAATGAGAAAACCCCCCTTGTTATCGCCCTTAATCGCAATTTTGAGGCATATATGATTAAATCTCTTGTGCCTGATAGACAGATAAAAGAGATTGGAGATATTGCATTTAATTTGGTTGATGAGCATACAGTTAAGCGGCTGACAGTCAGAAAACAAAAAATTCTTCCGCCACGGAGGGTACTAAAAAGCAAGGATGTGCATTGGAACAAAAAGAAATTGCAAAATGCACTATTGCAAGGAATTTTACAGGGTGACAGCATAGGAAAGCTGGCAGGACGATTCCGAGACGTTACAGGCATGAATCATACTGCCGCAATCCGAAACGCCCGCACAGCGTTCACAGGAGCGCAGAACGGGGGCAGGCAGGCGGCATATGAGGAAGCCTACCAGATGGGAATTGATGTAGTTAAGCATTGGACGGCAACAAAGGACTTGAGGACACGAGACAGTCACAGGGCATTAGACGGTGAGGAAGTACCGTTTAACATGGCGTACTCAAACGGTCTCATGTATCCGGGAGACCCAAGCGGAATCCCGGCGGAAGTTTATAACTGTCGTTGTACGCAGAGAACTGCACTGCCTGTCGAACTGGCACAACCGCGAATGATACGCGTCAGAAACCCAGAGACAGGCAGAAACGAAGTTATAGAAGATATGACCTACCGCGAATGGCTGGCAACGCAAAGGGGGCGAATATAATGGCGGATATTGATGTTGTAAGCCACGTGGACGAAGTAATTTTAAAGACCACCATGGCACTTGCAAGAGCATTAGAGCAGGCAGGAGCCGCCGCAGAGGGGCACGCAAAAGACCTTTGCCCAGTCGATACGGGCGCGTTGAGAAACAGTATTACACATCAGACCGATTTGGATAATCTCACAGAGACAATAGGCAGCAACGAAGAATATGCCGCCTATGTAGAGTTAGGAACTGGCGTGTATTACAAGGGAGGACGAAAGACCCCGTGGACTTATCAGGACGATAAGGGGCAGTGGCATATTACAAACGGTCAAAGAGCACAGCCATATTTAAAACCGGCGGCGGCAAATTACACAAAAGAATACACAGCAATCATTGCAGACGAATTAAAAGGAGCGATGGGATAATGGACAGATTGTCTTTACTCGTTAAGGCAAAGGAAACGGCGGAGTATTTTGTTGATAAAAAATTTAAATACTCTCAAAACGTGGCGAATAGCTGGGCGGGCGCAAAGAAGAAAAAGGTAAGTAATTGTGCATCGTATGTTTGCTATTGCCTACAGCAATTGGGCATCCTCAAACCGGGACAACTGTTTTATTGCAACAGGAACGGAGCAGTTGTCTATAAGGGCGCAGGAACAAAAGCGGCTATATCAAAACGATATAGATTGATAAAAGTAAATAAATTACCCCAGGATTATAAAAACAAATTAAAACCGGGAGACATTTGCTTTTACCGCCTGCATACCAATATTTTCGCAGGGATAAACGAGAGAAATAAAATAGTGTGGTGGGACGCCGGAAAGGCTAGCACAAATACTAAAAAAGCAGGCGGTATTTATAAAAAGATACACAGGATTATTAACAGCAACCAGAAAATTTTGTACGTGTTGAGATGGAAAGGGTGACAACATGAATTTTAGAGAAGCATGGGAATTAATGAGACAGGGCGCGGCGGTAAAGCTTCCATCTTGGGGCGGCTACTGGTGTTTAGACGAAAAAGGCGAAAGCATTGCTATACACACAAAGGATGGTAAGGTGCTAGACATCCGTGAGACGGATAGACCACTGTACACCTTCGGCAACATTGCATCAGACGAATGGCAGATTGCAGACGAAAATAATTGTCCTCAACTTGGCGGCGAAGCTGAATTTAATTTTGGCGAAGCTATTAAATATTTAAAACGTGGTTTTAAAGTAGCAAGAAAAGGTTGGAACGGAAAAAGACAGTATATCCAGCTCGCAAGCGGGATTTCCTACAAAACACCTGCAGGAGATATTGTAAATTGCGAACATGATGCAATCGGTAACAAGGCAATCGCATTTGTCGGAACGTCAGGAGTACAGATGGGGTGGCTTGCTTCTCAGGCAGATATGCTTGCGGAAGACTGGGTGTTTGCAGAATAGAAAGGAGCAGAACGATGATTATTACAGGCATGGCGCACTTTGAGAGCGTGTGTAAAAAGAAATTAGTTGAATGGTATAACAAGAACGGTTATGCAGATACACCGCAGACACCGCCGGCAGATTTAAACAATGTATTTGTTGTATGGTCGTGCAAAACTCTACAGAATTACAAAGCATTGCTTTCTACAACATTCAGCGGGGATGGAATTTATGCTGAATACACCTATAACGGAGATAAGCAGGAGCTGTACGAAGACGTGTACAAAAAACTTACTAATACGTGCCATACAGAAGAATAGGAGAGAGCGCTATGAAGAAATTATTTATTAGCCCACTGATGGATGGCAAAACAGACGAGGAATTTTTAAAAGAAAGAAAAAACGCAATCAAAAGCGCAGAAAAAATATTGAAAGAACCTGTGGAGGTAATTGATTTGATTTTTCAAGCGGGGTCCGATACTGCTAATAAACCTCTTTGGTTTATATCGGAATCGCTCAAACTGTTATCAACTGCTGACATTGCGTATTTTCCGAAAGGTTGGGAAGGCGCGAGAGCGTGCAGAGTTGAGCACGCCTGCGCTGTTGAGTACGGGATTGCAGTGATTGAAGGTTGTAAAGGAGAAAAATATGGCACAGAAGAAAATTATTGACGTGTCGGTATACAACGGCACAATCAACTGGAAGAAAGTAAAGAAATACGGTTGTGATGGTGCAATCATTAAGATTATCCGCAAGGATTTAGGCAAAGATAAAAAATTTGAGGAGAACTATAAAAAGTGTGAGAAATTAGGTATCCCATGGGGCGTGTATAACTACACATACGCTACTACAGTGGCAAAAGCTAAGTCAGACATGGAACTTGTATGCGACATCCTCGACAAGATTAGTAAGAAGCATTTTAAATACGGCGTTTGGTTTGACATTGAAGACAAAGTGCAGGCAGGGCTAAGCAAAGTAAAGATTGCCGAGATTATCAATGCGGCACAGACTGTCGTTGAGTCAAGAGGCTATAAATTTGGTGTTTACACCGGGATGTCGTATTTTTCGGAGCATATTGATAAAAACAAGGTCAAGTGTAAAAACTGGTGGATTGCACGTTATTACAAAGGCTATAACCGCATGGCATTTAAAGCGACACCAAACAAATCTTATAAGCCTACAAACGTAGCCGACCTTATGGCGTGGCAATATACTAGCTCTGGCGTGTTTCCAGCCAAGGTTTCAACCGGCAACGGCGGAAATTTTGATTTAAATATTTTATATCACGACTTTCCAACGGCGGCACAGAAGGAAGAAACAATAAAAAAGGTTAAATACACCGGGAAATTTCCTAAATTGCCGCCACGCGGCTACTATGCGTTTTTAGACGGCATCACGGTATTAAAAAACACAAGGGAAGAAATTGAGAAATTGCAGAAGTTTTTAAACTGGGCTATCGGCTCAAAATTAGAAACTGACGGCAAATATGGAGAAAAGACAGAAGATGCAGTTAGTATTTTCCAGTCGAAATGTAAATTAAAAATTGACGGAAAATTTGGGGCGAAATCCCTTAAAGCCGCAAAATTATTTAGCAAGTAATCACGAAGTACTGTGATTTACATATAACGTCATTTAGGGAAAGAAATCCCTCAAAGAAAAGGAGTAAATCAAATGGCATTAACAAGAGCTTTTTTGAAAAGCATGACACTTACAGACGAACAGATTTCCGCAATCATTGAAGAACATTCTGCAACCGTTACGGGTCTCAAGGGTGAGATCATTAAATACAAAGAGGATGCGGAGAAAGTCCCAGACCTCCAGAAGAAATTGGAGGACTACGAAAAGGATGATTGGAAAGGCAAGTACGAGAAGGAACACGCAGGTTTTGAGAACTACAAAGCCGAACAGGACAAGAAAGCGTCCTACAATGCGAAAGAAGCCGCATACAAAAAGATGCTTGAAGATTCTGGCGTATCTAGTAAAATAATTAGCCTTGCCCTGAAAGCATCAAAAGAGACTATTGATAATTTAAAAATCGGAACTGACGGGAAACTTGAGAACGCAACAGAGGTAGAAAAAGGCATCAAAGAAGCGTATGCCGATTATATTACAACTGAAAAAATTCAGGGCGCTAATGTATCGAACCCACCGGGAGGAGAACCGGGGAAAATGACCAAGGAAAAAATCATGGAAATTAAAGACGCAGGCGAACGTCAGAAAGCGATTGCGGAAAATCACGAACTTTTTGGCTATTGAAAGGAGTAGACAATGGCAGGAGTAACCACTAGCACTGTATTAAATACAGATAGCGCTCTCAAAGCGAGAGAAATTGATTTTGTAACAAGATTTGACAAAAACTGGGACGCGCTGAGAACTATCTTGGGAATCTTTAAACCTATCAGAAAAGAGCCGGGCACCAGCTTAGTAACCTACGAAGCGCAGATGAAAGATGAAGCTTTACAGGGCGGCGCAAGCGTAGGTGAGGGTGAGGCAATCCCTTTTACACAGTTTAAAGTTGTGGAAAGCAAGAGAGAAGATATTGTTGTAGAAAAATACGCTAAATCTTTAACTCTTGAGTCTGTGGCAAAATGGGGCGCAACAGTCGCAATCGAAAAGACAGATGATGCCTTTATGGTTGAGCTGCAGAACAAGGTTTTGAAAGATTTCTACACGTTTTTAAAAACAGGAACATTAAAAGGAACACAGAAAAAATGGCAGAAAGCACTTGCGATCGCAAAAGGCGCTGTACTCAACAAATTTGCAGGGATGAACAGAAACGTAACTGAAGTCGTAGGCTTTGCAAATGTAATGGATTTTTACGACTGGTTAGGTGACAAAGAGATTACTGTGCAGACGATGTTTGGTTTACAGTACATCAAAGACTTCTTTGGTTTCTCTACACTGTTCCTCCTTCCTGACGACTACATCCCGGCAAAAACTGTTATTGCAACACCTGTAGAAAATATCGACTTGTATTATATTGATCCCGGCGATAGTGATTTTAAAAAGCTTGGCCTGGATTACACAACATCTGGCGAAACAAATCTGATTGGATTCCACGCAGGCGGCAACTATACAAACGCCACAGGCGAAACATACGCCATTATGGGCATGAAACTGTGGGCAGAATACCTTGACGGTGTTTGCGTAGTTACTGTCGGAACTACAGAAACTATCCCAGAAGTATCAAGTGCCGTTTCGGAAGTAAGTTCGAACGGAAAATAAAAGGGGATGATTGAGTGCTTTATGAAATCATGAATCACATTCACAATTTCTTCCCGGTCAAAGGGGCGGCAATCACGGGAGAAATAACAATCGGAGATTGGATTTTTGACACGCTTAATTTTGATGTAGGCGTGACAGAAGATACTAAAGACCTGCGTTATTCTACTACCGCGATTCGCCTCCCGCTACAAGATGGGCAGTACTATTTAGTAAGCGGCTCTATCTTTAATGACGGGGTTTATCAGTACCACAAAGGCAATACTGCTCCGTTACAGGAGGAGACTTTTAACGGCGTAGTTGTTCCGCTGGCTATCCCCAAACCGTTTTTGTCACTGGTGGACGAAATCAGCGAGTGGCAGGCGAAAAACGGCAATTTAGGAGCGTATCAGTCGGAATCGTTTGGCGGATATTCGTACAGCAGGGCAACAAACAGTAAAGGCGAGACCTACACGTGGCAAGATGCCTTTAGGGCACGCCTGAACCCATGGAGGAAAATGGCATGAGTTTAATCAATGAATTTTTACAAGATTGCATACTCATGGATAAAAAGCGTACTTCTGACGGCGAGGGTGGATTTATCACCGAGTGGGTCGAGGGCGCTAAAATACAGGCGGCAATAGTCCGTGACACCTCCATGTCTGCCAGAGTGGCGGAAAAAGAGGGTGTAACAGCAACATATACAATTACTACAGCTAAAACAGTAAAGCTGAGCTATCATGATGTATTAAAAACAAAAGACGGAAAAATTTTTAGAGTTACATCAAATGCAAGAGAAAAAGAAACCCCTGCGTCGTCTAATTTAGACATAGCACAGGTCATGGCGGAGAAGTGGGAGTTAACGTCATGACTCCAACAGCGGCACTGTATCAATTTTGGTCGTCTTTCGGCATAACTGCATATCCGTCTAACAGGGTGCCGGAAGATACCGCATTTCCTTTTATCACATACGAACCAATTATAGCAAATTGGTGGACAGGTGCGGCCGCCGCTAGCGTCGTAAATGTCTGGTACCACACAGAATCTGAGGCAGTCCCAAATAAAAAGGCGAAAGAAATCAGTGACAGATTGCAAGGAGGAACCACGGTCAAGTGCGATGATGGAATCATTTTTCTGTCGCAAGACCAGCCTTGGACTCCTTTAGTCGATGAAGCTGACTCGTCAATAGTACGCAGATACACAGTAATAACTATGCAATTTATAACTATTTAATGAGGTGAGCAAATGAAGTATACGCAGGTACCTTCTGACCTTTTCAAAAAAATACAGATTAACGCCGGTATTATTGTATCAGCTTTTGAGCCGGAAACGGGTGCCATAACAGCAACTAACATCCTCATGGCAACCAGCGGCGGTTGTAGCTTTAGCGCGGAGCCATCCTTTACGGATTTCGGGGAAGACATTGATAATGTGCCTAAAAACACGATGGAACTCAAGGAAATCGAATCTATCGAAGTAAAATTATCAGGCACAGCCGTTACAATGGATACCGCACAGGCTAAAAGTTTTATGGCGGCGGCAGACGTAGCGGGAAACAAAGTAACACCAAGGGCAGATTTAAAGGCAGAAGATTTTAAGGATATTTGGTGGATTGGCGACTATTCGGACGAAAATTCCGGGGATTCCGCCGGATTTATCGCAATCAAAATTATGAATGCACTCTCAACGGGCGGATTTAAGATTAAATCAGATGATAAATCCAAAGGAAATTTTGATTTCGAATACACAGGACATTACAGCATTAAGAACGCAGAGACAGTACCTTACGAGGTTTATATCAAAACAGGCGAAGCGGCGTAGGAGGTAAAGCATGAAATTATCAGAATTAACAGCAGAACAGGGTTTAGAAGCCATTGCGAACTCCCTCGAACATATCGGTAACATTGCAGACGATGATGATGCGCTCAGCCTGTGCCAGAAGCTTGTACCGCAGGAAGGGGAGAAATATATCAAAGTCTTTGCTAGGGGTGCTAAAACAGCTCCTAGGCTGTTAAAAACACACAAAGATGATGTAATTGGAATCTTAGCAGCGTTTGAATTGCAGAGTGTTGAGGAATACAAGAAAAAGCATAAATTAATGGACATTATCAAAGGCATGGTTGACCTCATCAATGAGCCGGAGGTACGTCAGCTTTTTTTCTCAGCGCCAACAAGCGCAGCAGAAGAACCCTCTGGCGATGCGCAGGAGAATACAGAGGAAGAAGCGTAAAGGGATTCTTGCTGTACGTCAAGGCTAAGATTTTAGACGACACAGAGGAATTAATTTACAAACGATACATGGCCGATGGGCTGAAATATGTAACCGAAAGCATTTCGCAGGCGTTCGGTGGGAAATATCTCTATGTATCATTTTTTGATTTAATTAATAGCGATAAAAAGCAAACAGTAACAAAGACTGGCGAAGAAATAGCCGCGGACGTCATTAAAAAAGCCGGATTGGTGGTGATGAGTGATTGAATGTGATGGAATTGTTTGTCACTCTGGCAATCAAAGACACCGCATATAAGCAGGGGCTGAAAGACGCAGAAGGTAACGCCAGCTCGTCCACATCAAAAATTGGCGGGGCATTTAAAGCGGTCGGGAAAGTAGCTAAAACAGCTATGGTGGCCGGCTCTGCTGCCGCCGTTGCATTTACAAAAACATCAATAGATGCCGGAATGAATTTTGATACTGCAATGTCTCAGGTAGCAGCTACCATGGGAACAACCGTAGACAAAATAGGGAACGTCAAAGCCAAGGCTGAGGAAATGGGGCGCACAACAAAGTACACCGCAACGGAAGCGGCGGAAGGAATGAATATCCTTGCTCAGGCTGGCTTGTCGGCGGATGAGCAGATTAGCGGTATCGGAACGGTACTTAACCTTGCCTCTGCCGGTGCTATGAGTCTGGAAGAATCGGCATCATATACTGCCGGAGCTGTAAAAGGCTTTGGTGACTCGATGAGTAACGCATCTTACTATGCCGATTTGATGGCAAAGGGTGCTACTCTTGCTAATACGGACGTAAGAGGCCTTGGAGAGGCTTTTTCCGGTTCTGCTGCCACAGCGAAAAACTACGGTCAAGCGGCGGACAGTGTCACGCTTTCCTTGCTTCGCTTGGCAGAGCAGAACGTGACAGGCTCCGAGGCATCTACGGCATTAAATAGGGCAATGGCGGACTTATATACTCCGACTGATGATGCATCAAAAGCTTTAGATCAGTTAGATGTATCCGCCTATAAGTTAAACGGCGAGGCAAAAGATTTTAACGACCTCGTAGACGAGCTTAATGGCTCTTTGCAGGGTATGACAGCGGAACAAAAAAACAATGCTCTTGCAACGATTTTTACAACGCAAGGCTTACAGGCGTTTAATAAAATGACCGCATCGAGTGATGCGACTGTGCAAAAATTTTGGAAAGGAATACAGGATTCTTCCGGCTCCGCAGCACAACAGGCGGCTACGCAGTTAGATAATTTGCAGGGCGACATAACCTTGCTATCTAGCGCCACAGAAGGCCTGCAACTTGCTTTTTATAATACCTTTTCGGGTACTATCCGTGGTGCCATCAAAGGTATAACAAGCGAGGTTAGTGGATTAGCTGAGGCGATGGAATCTGGCGGCATAAGCGGCGCCCTTTCCAAACTGGCGCAAGATGCGATTAATTTTAGCGGCCAGTTGCCGGGGCTGACAAAAATCGGCGGCGACCTCATAAACGGTTTAATTTCAAGCGTTACTCAAAATTCTGGCAGTATTACAACTGCTGTCAGCCAACTGTTAAATAATCTTGCCTCTACGATTTCCACAGGGCTAAATGTATTTACATCGGTCGGAGTTAATTTGCTGACGACTATCGCTAACGGCATGACTCAGGGCATCCCGACCTTTTTGGGGCAGGCGTTGCCGATGCTGACACAATTTACAGAGTCATTGAGGAGCAACGCAGGCAAATTGATAAATGCAGGCCTGACACTTATCCAGAATATTGCTCAAGGGCTGATTAATTCTATTCCTGTATTGATTGCATATGTACCTACAATCATAACGAATTTGGCTGGCATTATTAACGATAATGCGCCAAAAATCCTTGCAACAGGAGTAACAATCATAACAAATTTAGCGATTGGCTTAGTTCGTGCGATTCCGTTATTAATTGCTAATTTACCGAAGATTATCACAGCAATCGTAAGCGTATTTACAGCGTTTAACTGGTTTTCGCTTGGTAAAAACATTGTTACCGGCATAATAAAAGGGGTCAAAAATCTCCCTTCCCTTTTAAAGGGTGCCGCTAAAAATGCTGTAAACGGATTCAAGGGAGCATTTAAGGGAAATGGTATTTTATCGGCTGTAAAAGGAGCATTTACTAAGATACCATCGGCTGTTAAAAGTATCTTTACTAAGGCAGTATCCCTTGTAAAAAGCTTCCCTGGACGGTTTAAGAGCGCCTTAAAGTTTAGCTGGTCTCTTCCACACCTAAACCTACCGCACCTGAGTGTTTCCGGCGGAAAAGCTCCGTTCGGTATTGGGGGAAAGGGTTCCCTGCCATCGTTCCATATTAGCTGGTATAAAAAGGCTATGGAAAGTCCATATGTATTTTCTGATGCCACATTGTTTGGAGCAGGAGAAGCAGGAGACGAGATGCTGTACGGTCGTAGCAGACTGATGAACGATATCAAAGAGGCAACACAGGGAACGAAAAACGATGTAACTATTAACGTAACTGTAAACGGTGCAGATAACCCAGAAGAATGGGGAAGAAGAATGGCAAGTGAACTTAGAAGGCAGGTGAAAATGGCATAATGGCAAAGAAAAAGTCTGCTGCTCCTAGCGGTCTGTCTATATCGAGAGACGGTTTGAAATTTACAATATCTTGGAAAATACCGGCGAAAAAATATGAGGATGGACAGTGGCTATGGTATCGTCTACATACAAAAAACGCCGGTGCTTCTAAATGGGATTGGACAAAGTGGAAGAAAATAAATGTAGGAAAATCAGCAACCAAAAAAACGGTAGCACTTAATGCAAAAAATTATTATCCTGTCTCATCAAAATTATTAAACGCGATAGAATTTAAGGTAAAGGGCAAAACAAAAAGTGATAAAAAGCATACCTATACAGCCGCACATTCCACAAAGACATTTACCATTTATGCACCAAATGCCCCTTCCGTTTCTTATTCTCTTGATGATACTGGCGCAAATAAAGGTACATTTACTTGGAATACCTCATACGAGGCAAATGATGCAAGGCATTTTGCAAGGACGCAGGTACAGACCGCATTAATGACAAACTATAAGGGCGCCATTGCAAACGCTCGCTTTACCAATGCATCCTATACGGGAGCGTCTGGCACATGGGCGATAACAGAGGATGGTTCCCCGACACAAAACAAGACATTTTGCCGTATTGTAAGGGCAAAATCGAGAGGGTGTGCCGGAGATTCCGGTTGGAGCTATGCATACCATTATTACAGCATCCCAGAGCGTCCAAATATACAGAGTACAGGGAGCAAAGAGATAGGCTCCTCTAGCCGCTATGTATGGGCAAACTGGGTGCAGGCATCGCCGCGGGACCGCCCTGTGGATTCTATGGAGTTACAATATGCCATAGACACGCCGGAAAGCGGAGAGAGGTATACCGGCACATCATGGAGTACAGGAGTAACCGTTGCGTACCATGATTATACGGTGTCAGCAGATTTTAACACAGACGATGGCATAGCGGAAGACCAGATTATGTGGACAAGAGTGCAAAGTACGCACGATAAAAAATATGCATACTCTGAGCCACGAGTAGCGGCGCGAGGGGCTTTAAAATCCCCGTCATTTGATACGGTATCGGCAACAGGAACAACACTTATCATCAATAACGTTGAGCGAAATACGGAGGTTCCTGACGCCAAAACAGCAATCTGGATGAAAATAGACAACGAGGAAAAAGGTATTATCGCGATCACCGACAAAGAAGGGACAATCACAGTTACGTGTCCGGACGTGTCCGGCGGCGCTGAATACCAGATTGCCCTCAAGAATTTTACCGGAACTTCTGCACCTCAAAACGGAGCATCTGGCATCACCTACAAACTTAGCCCCCTCATGCAGTCAGGGTGGGTTTACTCGGAAACAAGAAAGATTGCAGTCCCACCGAAAAATATAACTGCAATGGCAGTGGCATCTGATACCGTGGAACTAACATGGGATTGGTCGTGGAAAAATGCAGATGCGGCTACCATTGCGTGGGCAGACCATGAGGACGCATGGATTAGTACGGACGCCCCAACTACTTATGATGTAGAGGACAAGGAAACAACGTGGCATATCGGGTCCCTGGAATCGGCAAAAACATATTATTTCCGCGTAAGATTGCGGGATACGTCCGGGGACGAAGAAGTGCTATCTCCTTGGTCTGATACGGTTTCCGTATCACTGAGCGAGACACCAACAACACCTACATTAGCAACAACAGAAAACTATCTTAGTATGGACGACACAGTTATTTGTAGTGTCGGCTATACCGGAAACAGCAAAGCGAGCATAAAAATAGCGGAAGCGGTTAACGATGAGCCAGTTAAAGGCAAAGATGGAAACGTCGTTGTTTTAATGATGTCTTCCGGCATGGAGACATTATCGGAAACTATTGAAAACATTAATAAAATCTATACTGCAAGTGGCCTTTTGAGCAATCTATGGAATGTAGGAGAAATCCATTATTTAAAAGCAATGGTTACAGCACAGGGAGGCAAGGAAGGGGCATGGTCAGATTCTGTGGCTGTTGAAATTGTTGCAAAACCTGCGATAAACAGCGTGACAACAAATCTTGTTTCGGAATCAACTGCATATAATTCTGGCGATGTTACCACGGAAACAAGCGACCAGACAGTACCAGAATCATCGGAAGGTACAACAAATTATTTAGAGCAGCTACCATTAACAATAGTCCCTTCCTTCGGGGATTCTGCTGGCACAGCAAAAGTAACGATTGTCAGGGACGAGGATTATTATATTCTGCGCCCGGACGGATTAAAGGAACAACATTTTGCCAATGAAATTATTGCTAGTTTTACTGGCAGTGAAACAGACAACTATGCTATTGGCTTAAGCGACCTGATCGGGCAGATGGATGACGGTGCAAGGTACAGCATACAGATTGCATTTACAGACATTTATGACCATGTGGCAGAAAAAAAGATACCGTTTGTTGTACGGTGGAAACACCAGCCGGAAGTACCAACGGCCACTGTAAATACGATTGCAGACAACAAAACAGCGAGTATTGTTGTTGCTAAACCAACCACATATGCTGATGGGGATACATTCGACTTGTATCGGATGAGTGTAGACAGAGCAGAATTGATTCTGGAAAATGGGGTTTATGGACAGAAATATGTTGACCCATACCCGGCGTTAAATGAGTACGGCGGCATACTGGTTGTAAATAAAACTGCCAACGGTGACTATATAACGTCAGATAGTTCGTTTGCGTGGTTATATAGCGATTTTTCCATCGAATATAAAAAGGCAATCATTGATTTTGACGGTGAATCTATCGAAATCCAGTATAACCTTGATTTAGATAATTCGTGGGATAAAGATTTTGAGAGGACAGTATACCTTGGGGGCTCTGTGCAAGGCGATTGGAACCCTGCGATCACTCGCGATTTAAAAATTGATGCAGTAAGTATCTCACTGACAGAACCAACGATGATTGAGCAAATGAGACGGCTCGCAACGTATCCCGGAATATGTCACGTTAGGACACCAGATGGTTCATCGTTTTCCTGCGATATACAGGTGTCGGAGAAAAAAGACCACGATAATAAAATGAGGACAGATTTCTCATTAACGATAAAAAAAGTGGATTCGGAAGAACTGGATGCTGTGACGGAAGAACAGTGGAACGCAGAACATCCTAATGAGGTGGCGTGATGGATTGGAGCAAAGGATTTTCAGCAAGATATATTTTAACAACAGTTGACCCTAAGACGTGGACAGACCGTCAAGAATTTGAATTTACTGAGGGTAGTATTGACCGGGACAGTACGTCAGATTTAAGGGAATCTGCTTCCGTCACAATGACGGAAAAGATAACAGACAATGAGTGTTGGGTCCGCATTTACCTACAAGCCAGACAGGGAGGGTCGGGAGCAAAAGTAGCGCTATTTACTGGCCTGACCGCCTTCCCAGAAAGAAAGCTTGATGGTGTGAGAGAAACTTACAATATTGACTGTTATTCCGTTCTCAAGCCGGCAGATGATGTAATCCTGCCGCGTGGCTATTATGCACCAGCCGGTAGCGGAGCAAAACAGATTAAAAATCTGCTTAATGATTGCATCCCCGCCCCTGTGTATGTCGAAGGAACATCGCCGATAACTACAGATAATATCGTTGCGGAAGATGGGGAAACAAGGCTCACAATGGCGCTGCATATTTTAGATGCCATTGGCTGGCGGATGCGAATACTTGGCGATGGAAGTATTGTTATCTGCGCAAATGATAATAATAGCAGTCTTACGGTGGGAATTAACGCGAACGACATCATAGAGTGTGATGTAACAGACACATTTAATTGGTACGACACACCGAACTGTTTTATGGCAATACATGACGATTACGGCGCAGCCATCGCGCGGGACGACAGCCCGGACAGTTATTTATCAACCGTCAGCCGGGGCAGGGAAGTGTGGAAATCGGAAACAGGCGTTGAATTATCTTCCGGGGAAAACATAGCGGCTTATGCCGTTAGAAAACTAAAAGAATTGCAGAATCCTGCCAGAACGATACAGTATAGCCGGCGATTTTTCGAGGACGTTCTTTTAGGAGATGTGGTCTTTCTAAATTATCCGAGACATGGCCTTACTGGAAAATTCAGAATAATATCACAAACCTTGTCGCTTGAACACGGATGCCGGACAAAGGAAGAGGTAGAGAGCATTGAATGATTTCATAAAAGAGATTGCCTCGGCAATGAAAGAAAGCAAAACAAAGCCTTACGACACGGTTGCAAAAGTCCTTCGGGTTGACGAAAAAACAGCATATGTCCACATTGACGGTGGAGCAGATGAAACCCCCGCACAGATGGCAATTAATTGTAAGACAGGTGACACAGTAAAAATCCGTGTCAGCGGCGGAAAAGCATGGTTAACAGGAAACATTACAGCACCACCTACAGATGACTCTGTTGCAATTAAAGCGAATAAGACAGCTACTAAGGTAAAGAAATCCTACGAGAACTTTAAAGATATTACTGAGGAAAACTTTAGCAGTCAGGAAGACAAGATAGCAGAGGCTGCTAAAGTTGCAACTAACTTCATGAAATATATCGAAGGACTTGGATTAGTTGTCGGTGATATGCGAGGAAATACGCTTGGACAGAACGCGTTACTTGACGCAAATGGAATGTGTGTGCGCAACAATAACAGCGAAATTGTACGATTTGGAATTACAGATATTAAAGTAGTGAATGAAGACGGAGACCCTGTTTATAGTGGCGCTGGCTCGGTCGTAAAGTCACAAAACAACATTGTTGTATCAACACAGCAAACAAAAGATGCAGGTAATACTAATGCCGGTGGTAAGGCTGCGCTTGAATTATATTATGATAGTGCAAAAGATAATATGAGTCTCTCGTTATCTGTAAAAAGTGGAACATCCTATACTGATTTGTACGAAAGCATTGGAAATGGGATATATGCTGATAACTCTAATACAAAGATTGTGTCTTCGGACGTAATAAAGTTGGATGCAGGGAGAATATATTTATCCACCTATTTAGGGACTTGGAGACCATATTTTTGCGCTGGCGATTCGATCAGTGCAACTTTTGGTACTGCTGGATATATTACGAGTTCCGGCAAGGATGTCATTTTTATAATTCCATTATCAAAACCAATAATTGGGAACCCGACGGTAACAGTAACAAGTGTGGAAGGGCTTATGGTCCGACAAAATAATAAGTATTTGTATGGTGGCTCGTCAACAAAATATGTCAAACCTAGCAAATATGCTGTACACTCAACGCTTAGTGGAGGCTGCATCCATGTATTTGCAACAATGCCAAATACTACAGATGTTACAAACAATAGTCCTTGCGGCATCTATGCTAATATTAAGATAACATTCTCATAGGAGGAATAAAATTGGCTTTAAAAAAAGAAATCCGTCAAAGCGATGGCGTAGTTACTAATTATCACAGAATATTATATATCCAATCTACAATCAACAGTCATGATTCAATAGCTGTAGTATCTTATGTAGATGAGATTGGTAGAGCTATGGAAAGCAACGGTGACAGACCGTACAGAGCCGCTGTTACATATGAGAAAGAGTATGAAGAGAATATGACTATTGAAGATGCTTATAAGTATCTCAAAACACTTTCGGAATACGAAGACGCAGAGGATATCTGATACAATTTATGCATAAGGAGGCGAGAGCATGATAGCTAGTGGAACAATAATTATTGATGGGCAGACATACCGCAAAGGAGATGTTATACACGATTTAGGCGGCTGGGATTGCATAGATACGGACGGAAGTAAGCGATATTACTGGGGGAAGTCTTCCGAAGTAGATAAATTGCCTCATTATGTTGCAAGTGGTTCGACGGCGTTATGTGTAGACACAGGGGAATTATATGGCTTTTATGCCCCTGATAACAAGTGGTTTTTACTTTAGGGAGGTGTAGAGCATGAGAAAAAGCGGTTTAACGGGAGATGAGGCGTATATACTCGCAAAACATGGGGAAACAACAGAAGACCTTGGCCCGCTAAAAAAAGAAATTGGTTTGATAAAGGAAGATACTGCTGTGCTGCAGAAGCGCCAGAATGTGCTTGTTGGCAGTGAGACAGGAAACCCGGTAAGCTGTGATGATGCTTTTACTGCACCGCTGTGCGGTCTGACCGTATACGGCAAGAGCACGCAGGACGGCACACCCAGCCCGGATGCACCTGTGCCTATTGTTAGCGCTGGTGATGGCGGGAACGTGGCGGTGAGGTTGATGGGAGCAAACATGCTAGAGGGCGCTAAACCCGGTGTGAAATCTACCGCATACGGAATAACTTACACTATAGATGAAAATGGCGTTTTAATTACTGGTACGGCTGCCAAAACTTTTAACATAAGCTTACACGACGATACGACGTACCGTTTAACTCGTGGTATTTACTACATAACGACCAGGGGGCTAAGTCCTTCTGCTATGCTCAATTTCTATTTCATCGGGAAATTCTCCTCTGATATACAGAACCAGAAAGTAACGCTTACCAGAGACGCGGATTTTTCACTCAGCCTGCAAATCTTAGGTGGTGCAACATTAAATACCACTGTTCAAGTGTCTTTAACGAGAAACAAAATCACCACTTACTCCCCATACTATGAACAGCTTCTCACCCTGCCCACTCCCAACGGCTTGCCTGGCATCCCTGTCACCTCTGGCGGCAACTACACTGACCCACAGGGCCAGCAGTGGGTGTGTGACGAGGTGGACTTGAAGAGAGGGGTGAAGGTGCAGAGGGTTGATAAAGCGGCTTTCGACAGCACAAAAGCGTTGGCTGAACAAAATGCAATTCTCACCACTCCCATCGAAACCTCGCTCACCCCTGCTGAAATTGCCGCCTACAAAGCCCTCACCGCTTACGGCCCTGACACGGTGGTGCAAGCTGGTGATGGTGCGGGGGTAAGACTGGATTACCAGCGAGACGTGAACATTGCAATCAAACGCATTGAGGACGCAGTAGCGTCCATGACCTAAGGAGGTATACATTATGGCTATCAAAAGTAAAGCACGGCACGACCTGACATTGCGCAGCATCAAGCGCGAAATTACTGCAGGCAGAGATGTGGCCTATTGGCTTGACAAGGCTTACAGTCATCTGGACAATGGATTGCTGACTGAAGAGGACATTGCCGAGGTGGAAGCCTTGGCACAGGCGTATTATGATGCGCTGGATACCGAGGACAGCAAAGAAGAGGCCACAGATGATACAGAGACAGTCAGCTAAAGAGAGCTTTAATTAATTTATAAAAACAAAAGAAAAATAATTTTTAAGGAGGAATGGAGATGGTAGATATTATGTTACCTTTAACAACTTGTATTTTTGTAGTTTTTGACTTAGCTAGCGGTGGAGTAGCCGCCTGTGCCAACCACAAGTGGAAATCCTCAGAAATGAGAAAAGGATTGTATCATAAATTTGGCTCCATTATGCTTGTGGTGCTTGCATATCTTATCGACTACGCCCAGAAATATGTGGACCTAGGCTTCCAGGTACCTATTGCCGCAGGCGTGTGCGTATACATCATTTTGATGGAACTTGGTTCTATCGTGGAGAATATCGGCAAAATTAACCCTGATTTGCTCCCGGACAAGGTTAGAGCAATTTTAGGACTGGACAAAACAAAATAAATTTACGTAATTTTTGCGTGTTTGAGGTGATACAGTGAACAGAAGTTTGATAAAAAAACTCTGGAAATTAGGCGATAAACAATTTATTGACTACGCCTTGTCGTGTGCCCGCTTAACCTTGCGGGAACGCGAAACTGTACAGTACTTGCTTTTTGACGGATTAACGCAGGAGCAAGCCGCCGAGAAAATGGATATAAGCACGAGAGGATTACAAGGGCTGTGGAGTTGTGCTGTGGAAAAGATTTTGTTAGTTCCCGGCGCGATCCCATACATAAACAGCCTTTAAAAAAACTAAAGATGATTTAAAAATTGCGCAGAAATAAGCACACTGTCTTCGTGGTGGTGTGCTTATTTTTTTGCGATAATAAAACTATAAGGAGGGCGGAGAGATGTATCAATATTGGAACCCAAATCCCGCGGCGGCAAAAGTGGGAGATTGCACCGTGCGCGCTATCTCAAAAGCTACAAAGCAAACGTGGGAAGAAACATATATACAACTTGCTCTGTACGGCTTAATGTTGTCAGATATGCCCTCAGCTAACGCGGTGTGGGGTGCATACCTCAAAGATAGGGGGTTTAATCGCTACATAATCCCCGATGAGTACATGACTTGCACTGTATCAGAATTTGCAAACAACCACCCAGAAGGGGTTTATATTTTAGCACTGTCAGGGCACGTTATAGCGGTAATTGACGGCAATTACTACGATACGTGGGACAGTGGAGCAATGACACCTATCTACTATTGGAGGGAAGGAGGAAAATAAATGTTCGGTTATCCACAATATCCACAACAATATCCACAGTATCCGCAATATCCACAACCGGATTATCTTGACCAGCTCAATCGACTAAAACAACAGCAGGCGCCGCCTCAACAAATGCAACAGCAATCTAATCCTGATGAGCGGATTTGGGTGCAAGGACAGGGCGCGGCGGAGGCGTATTTAGTAGCACCAAATTCTTTTGTCCGTTTGTGGGACAGCCAAGCACCGATTTTTTATGAAAAAAGAGCGGACCAGACGGGCAGACCGTTTTTAGAGGTGTTTGAATATAAGCGAAAAGGCACAGATTCGCCCACAGCGGAGCTTTCACAGTCTAGCCAACCAATTAACTACGAGGAACGCTTAAATGCCTTAGAAAGGCAAATGGAGACGTTAAGAAGGAGGGTATTGAATGAATCTCAATCCAATGCAGATGATACAGCAGTTTCAACAGTTCAGGCAGCAGTTTCAAGGGGACCCGAAGCAGGAAGTACAGAATCTGCTAAATAGCGGGCAGATGAGCCAGCAACAGTATAACCAGTTGCAGGGTATGGCGACACAGTTTCAAAACCTTTTAAAAGGTTTTAAATAAATAAAAAGGAGTGATTTCATGGGATTAACAACAGACGGAATGAGCCCGGCAGATTTGGCGGCAGTCACAGGCAACAATAACGGCGCATTTGGCGAGGGTAACGGTGCTTGGTGGATTATCATTCTTTTCCTTTTCATCTTCTGTGGATGGGGAAACGGAAATGGATGGAATAACGGCGGCGGAGGCGCGGTAGACAACTATGTATTAGCTTCTGACTTTGCAACCTTACAGCGCCAGATTGATAGCGGCATTTCCTCCCTTGAGCGCAAGGGTGATGCCATCAACAGCGGTATTTGTGATGGATTTTATGCGATGAATACCTCTCTTCTCAACGGATTTGCAGGAACAAATAGCACAATCCAGCAGAACGGGTATGATACACGAAATGCAATCCAGCAGGGACAGATTGCAGATATGCAGAGTTTTAACGCTTTGCAGGCACAGTTAGCACAGTGCTGTTGTGATAATAAACAGGCTATTGCGGGCGTCAATTACAACATGGCAATGAATTCTAACGCAATCCAGCAGGAAGTTACAAGTGGCTTCTGCCAGACGAATTTTAACAACGCAAACAACACAAGAGATATCATTGACAACCAGAACAACAACGCCAGAGCCATCCTTGATGCTCTTACAGCGCAGAGAATCGAAGCTAAGGACGCTAAGATTGCCGAGCAGAATCAGCAGTTATTTGCGGCACAGTTAGCGGCTTCTCAGGCATCACAAAATGAAACATTGAAGGCATATATGCAGGGTCAGTTTACTTATTACAACCCTAGACCGGTTCCAGCTTTTCCGGTTTCCGCACCATATCAGTACGGTAACTGTGGATGCAATACCAGTTGCGGATGCTAAAATTTTATAATTAGCAGCTTCCTGCGTTGACGGGATTGTTCGGCTTGTGCCGATGATGCTTATAGCGGCGGGGCAATCGTTCCGCCGTTTATTATTAAAAAAGGAGTGATAACGTGGCAGAATTTACTAATAGCAATATTGTAACCGTGGCAGCGGGGCAGAATTTACCGCTCACAGAGACAGCCGTAAAGTGCGGTAGCTGTATTACACACCGGGAGGGGGCAGGAATTGTGACCCTTAGAGGCCTTACAAACCAGTGCAGGGCGCGCTATAAGGTCAGCTTCGGGGCTAATATCGCCATACCCGCCGGTGGAACTGTGACACCTATTTCTATTGCCCTGGCAATCGCCGGAGAACCATTAAATAGTGCGACAGCAATCGTAACACCTGCAGCCGTAGGCGAATATTTTAATGTATTTACGGCGGCATTTATTGACGTGCCGCGCGGATGTTGCATAACAATCGCAGTCGAAAATACATCTACGCAGGCAATTAGTATAGCCAATAGCAATTTAATCGCCGAGAGAGTAGCGTAAAGGAGGGCGAAAAATGGAATCATTACACAAATTAAAAAAGATGATGTGCAGAGAGTTAGACGAGATTTCCAACAAAGGCGACATGAGCGCCGGGGATTTAGAAGCAGTCCACAAACTGACAGACACAATCAAAAATATTGACAAAATTATGTACTTAGAGAGCGATGATGAGTACAGCCGTGGCGGCGACTGGAACGCATCGGGAAGATATAGCCGTGGGCGTTATCCCGACATGGACTACGGCGACTACAGCAACGCTCGTAGAGGTCAGCATTATGTGAGGGGTCATTACTCTTACAACGATGCAAAAATGCAGGTAAAAGAAACTATCAAAGACATGATGCACGACAGTAATCTGTCTAGTACAGATCAGGCAGCACTAGGCAGAGCATTAGCAGAATTAGACCGATAAGAGAAAGGAGTGCCGCAATGATTAATATGGACGAAATTAATGCCGAAATTGCGGCATTAGAGGCAGGAAAAACAACCTACGCCACTTGCGAACGGCTTTCGATTTTATACAATGTACGCAATAATTTAATGAGCAATCAACAACCGAACCAACTATCTTCCAACACATCATACTACTCTTACAGTTCCGAGCCGGATTCTGAATTTAAAGAAATCGCCCGAAACGCAGACTTTGAGCACTTATTACGCGTGCTTGACGAACACATGAAAGCCATCGAAGCAATGTACCCGCGAGAATATCGGTCAGTTTTGCGAAAAATAAAAGAGGGCGCTTGAAACGTCCTCTTTCTTCTTGTATAATATAATTACTTCTCCTTTATTTCTATCATGTTTTGTTATACGGTAACTGACCTTAACCTGGTGG